AAACAAAATATGTTATTAATAGGTGTAATTGGGGTTCAGATGGAAACCTTGAATTATTAGAAAAGTATTTTGATAAAAAAATTAAATTTTTAATTTTGTATAGAAACCCTTTAGAGTGTTTAGCTTCGTTATTAAAAGCATTTAAAGTAAAAAAAGAAAATATTGAAATAGATGCAGATTATTACATGAACTCAGAAACAGGTGTTTTAGGAAATGTTATTAAACAAATTCCTTTAGTACAGAAAAACTATGAACATTTATTTATTACATACGACCAGTTAATTGCTAACCCACAAAGTACAGTTAATAGTATTTATGATTTTTTTAATATACCTAAATTTAAACATACTTATACAAACTTAAAACAATTTGAAATACAAGGTGTGCAGTATGATGATTCTATTTTTGGTGATGTAGATTTACATACAATAAGAACAGATAAAATAGAAAAGAAAACATACCCAATAGAAGATTTTTTACTTCCTTCTGTTATAAAAAAATATAAAAACATAGGAAAAGAGTATGAATCTTAAATGGTATTATTGGTATTTTAAATCTGCTATACCAGAAAAAATATGCGATGATATAGTACGCTATGGTAAAGAACAAGATAAACACATAGCTACTACAGGAAGTAATAATAAGAACGAACTTACAGAAGTAGAACTTAAAAACATTCAAAAGAAAAGAAAGTCAGATGTGGTATGGATGTCTGATAGATGGATATATAATGAAATACAACCTTACATATATCAAGCAAATGAAAATGCTGGTTGGAATTTTGAATGGGATTGGTCAGAGCCTTGTCAATTTACTGAGTATAAAAAAGGTCAATTTTATGATTGGCATTGTGATTCATTTGAAGAACCTTATGACGAACCTAAAAACCCAAATAGACATGGTAAGTTAAGAAAAATTAGTATGACTGTATCACTCACTAACCCTGAAGAATATGAAGGTGGAGATTTAGAGTTTGATTTTAGGAATACAGATGAAGGTTCACAACCAAGAATATGTGAAGAAATTAGAAAAAAAGGAAGCGTAATAGTTTTTCCTTCTTTTGTTTGGCATAGAGTAAAGCCTGTAACAAAAGGAACACGACACTCTTTAGTGTGTTGGAATTTAGGATATCCGTATAAATGATTACTGAATTAAAAAATCCACTAACAGAAGATTATAAGCAATTGAAAAAAATTATACTTTCTAATGAAATATCTTGGCACTATAGTCCTACAACTACTATAAACCTTGACTCAAAAAGTAAAGATATGGAATTTTTTAGTCATGTATTATTAAACAGACCAGACCCAACAGATAACGGAATTAAAGTTCCTCTTGTTACTTCCGCATATTTTGAAAAATGTTATTTAATTTTAGAACAAATATTAGATTTTAATAATATACCTTTTGATGTTCTTTATAGAATGAATCTTAATTTAACGCTACATAGTAGTGTTAAGGAAAGCACACCGCATATAGATTTACCTTTAAAGCATAAAGTTATAATTATTTACTTATCTAGTTTTGAAGAAGGAAGAACAATAGTGTTAGATAAAAATAATAAAAAAATATATTCAGAAGCAAAAGAAGACAACATAATAATGTTTGATGGTAAATTAACACATTATCAAGAAAGTCCTGCAATAGATGACAAAAGAGTAGTTATGGTTGCAAACTTTCAATAAAGATTAAAATGAGTTTTAAAAAAGATAAATACCAAGTAATTAAAGGTGCTATATCAAAAGAACTAGCAGATTTTTGTTATCAATACTTTTTAAATAAAAGAGCAGTAGCAAGACATTTGTTTGATGAAAAATATATCTCACAGTTTACTCAATATTTTGGTGTTTGGAATGACCCACAAATACCTGAAACTTACTCACACTACGCTGATATAGTTATGGAAACTTTATTACAAAAAGTAAAGCCTGTAATGGAAGAACAATCAAAAGTTAAACTTATTGAAACATATTCATATGCTAGAATCTATAAAAAAGGTGATGAGTTAAAAAAACATAAAGATAGATATTCTTGTGAAATATCAACAACTATGCATTTAGGTGGAGATGAATGGTCAATATATATAGAGCCTGATATTAAAATAGACTTAAAGCAAGGTGATATGTTGATGTATCGTGGTTGTGATTTAGAACATTGGAGAAAACCTTTTGAGGGTGAAAATTGTGGACAAGTATTTTTACATTACAATGATGCAAGTAGTAAAGATGCTAAACAAAATAAATACGACACTAGACCTATACTTGGGTTGCCTGCTTATTTTAGAAAATGAACTTTATAGGCGAATATCAAATAAGTGAAGATGCTGTTGATGAATTAATAGAGTATTGGAACAACAATAAAACTAACGCAGAAGACGGTACAATAGGTGATAATAGGGTAGATATAAAATTTAAAAAATCATTAGAAGTAATGATAAGCCCAGAAGATTTAAGAAATTTTTTATATAGAGATGAATTGTTAAAATGCTTAGAACAATATGCTTCAAAATATAAATTTGCTAATGAGGTAGAATTTTACGGTATCGACCGTTATACTAAAATACAATATTACGACAAAGGATGGGGTTTCTATAAATGGCATATGGAAAACGATGGTTTTCCTACTGTTATAAACAGACACCTAGTTTTTAGCACATATCTTAATAATGTTGAAGATGGAGGGACAGAATTTTTATATCAAGATTGTGTTACGAAAGCTAAAAAAGGTTCAACAATTATTTTTCCTGCAGGTTGGACACACACTCATAGAGGACAAATATCTGAAAACCAAGAAAAATACATTATTACAGGTTGGTTCAACTTCTTAAACGATTAGGTGTTTTTTATACTTATATACTATAATAATATCAAGTCTGTAAATGCAGACTCAATTAAAGGAGAGATTAAATGACAATACTCAATATATTTTCATGGATTACAACTATAGTAGCTATCGCATCATTTGTTGCTGCTATTACACCCACACCACAAGGTAACTGGTGGTTGTCAAAACTTTACAAAGTTATTGATTGGTGTGCTTTAAATATTTTAAAAGCCAAGGACAAATAGTATGAAATATTTAATAACATCATTAGGTACTATGTTTATAACATCATGTGCAACTGTGGGTGCTGTTATAGATGGTGGTAAAGATTTAACAACCAGCGTCATTGATTCTACTGTAAAAACAGCAGGCAATATAACTAACTCAGCATTAGATGATGTGGCTGCTGTTGTAGAAACCGTTGCAGGTTCAACTGAAGGCATCGTTGACAGCGTAGTCGAAAACGTAGATGAACAAACTGACGAGTTACAAAACTCAAAAGAAGAGGAGACAAAATGAGTTTTTTAAAAAGATTTTGGAACAACCTTACTGGTACAGAAGAAGTTAAAGTAAGAGCTAGAAACAAAAAAGGACATTATGTTGCTGATGATAAATCAACCCCAGATGTTAATGAGGCATACACAACTAAAAGAGTTAAAAAAGTTTCTAAAAAGAAATGAAGTTTTTTAAAGAATCAGCATTGGCAGAAGCTCTTGAAAGAGAAAATGCAATACGTTTTGAGTACATAGAAAAACGTTTAGATGAAGGTTCTTTAAAATTTAAACGTTTAGAAAATTTAATATGGGGAGTGTATCCATTTATAGTAGGTGCTATAGTAGTAGCTAGTTTCATTTAAATGGACTCAGCTGTCACTTTAATACAAGAAGTTGGATTCCCCATAGCTGCAGCAATAGGGTTAGGTTGGTTTATATATAAACTCATTATGCGTATTGTCGACGGTATGGAAACTAAACTAGATACTGTTGATGAAAAAGTAGAAGGACAAATAGCTGCCATAGAAGAACGATTAGGTACTAAATTAGACAGTCAACATGGTATTTTAGTAGCATTGATAGACAGGATACGTAGTTTGGATAATGAAATTATTAGGCAAGACACATTAATTAAGACTATACTAGGAGTGCCACAGTTAATAGATAGTAATAAAATAGCGAAGGCAGATAGAGATGACCAACGAAAAGATTGAAATATATAAAGTAAAAAACAATATTTGGAGATATAGAATCGCAGGACTGCTTTGTGTTTTGTTTTTTCTTTTAATTTTAACAAATCCTTTATGGGCTGACACTATTACGCATAAATTTAAATCTCCAAGTTTTAATGGAGTAGGAACATCAAGTCACTATCTTACTATAGAGAATCAAGAGCACACTCGTAAACTCACACTCAAGGAAGAAATCAAAGCATTACAAGAAGAAATAGAAAGAGAGAAAGAAAACTCTACATTAGCTAGATTCATGCGTAATCTTGAGTCAAGAGTCTACGCTGAGTTGTCAAGACAATTAGTAAACAACTTATTCGGAGAAATACCGCAAAATTCTGGTACCATTACTTTAGAGGGCAACACCATTGAGTACTCTAGTGACGGTACGACTTTAACGTTAAAAATTACAGAAGCAGATGGCACAATCACCGAAATCGTTATACCTATCGGCACTTTTACTTTCTAGTTGTTCGTTATTCGATCAGTTCGAAGACACACATGAACAAAGGTTTTTAAAAGACGTTGCTACTATACATGATCTACAGTCCGT